TTTTGCTTTCTACTGACATTTACTTGTCTCCTAAATGGAAATTTACTCAATTATTTATAATTATGGTTGCCTAGACAACATATGAACAAACTTTTCAAACAACTCGATCTTTACGCGATCTAAGTCTTTTGATTTAGTTTCTTTGATTTGCTTTTTGGCTTCTTCTATATGACTAGATTTCCAAACACCATTTTCGCAAATCCAGTCTACATTTTCCATGATGCCTTGAACGAAAGCATCGGGTGCAGATGGATCAGCTACAATATCTACTGTAGCTAAATGAAAGTCGTCTTGAACTTCCATAACACCATTTCTTTCTTTTAATGATCCTAATCCTCTAGAAGATACACCTAATCTAACACCCTCCTCAATAAAGTTCTTTGCTATTTTACCCATTGGTGTTTCGAGTATTTTAGCTTTACCAATAACATCACTACCTTCTACTTTAAGATTAGTGATCAAATGGCTTACTTGATTAAGATTTATAGTTGGATTAGGGGGATGACCAAGTTCACCTAAAGAACGTTTTTGTTCTATTAGATCTTGATATCTTTGTACTTCTTTTTCCATAACAGACAAAGGATAAATTCTACCATTACGGTTTTGTTTATCTGCCTGCATGAAAATGCCTTCAATAAAGACATTCTTTTTACCATTGACTTCTTCAGTCAAATAGTTTAATTCTTGTGTAACTTCTGTGATTAGTTTCATTTTAATTCTTCTGATAATCCTTAAGTTCTTGATTATTAGGTTCCTTAAATCCATCAGATTTAGTTATACCCATGTATATCATACCACCGCCATTTAAAGTAACAGTGATATTTGAACTATTACTTTCATTTTCGACAAATCCCATCATTTGAGAAAAAGACCAATTATCATTTCCAGTAAGTTCCATAACTGTAGTTGCTCCTCTTGCGACGGTAGAGGCAGTAGCACCTACTAATGAATATATAACAGAATTTATATTCATAGTTACGTTACCATTGCTGGCTAAAGTTTCATCTGCAAGTTTAATATCTACAGGAGTAATAGTATATGAACCTGTGCCAACAAGTTTTACTATGGCTTGTTGTCTAGTTTTCTTTATAACTGTTTTAGTTCCCATTTATTATTCCTTTTCGACTTTTTTCATAGCGCCATACTTGGCACCTAAAGCCATACGAATACGTTCTTTTTTACTTTTACCGGCAAATCTAGGATTGTCACTATGGACAAAATCGTGAATATATTTACCAGTAGGATCAGATGCTTTTAATTTTTCTAATAAAGCATCTTCACTTAAAGCTTTAAACGTCTTCATTCTCAGTATTGCCCCTGTAAAGAGAACCAGCTAAATCTTGTTTTTTATTTTCTAAACTATCACTAACTCTAACTGCCATAAGAGAATTAAATTTCTCCATAGCATCTGAACCCTTATCTAATAGTATATCGTTTACCATATGTCTAATGACTTCTGACTGTTCCATAATATCTCCTTATTGCCCAGCATTATTTATTGGTGCTTGCATTGGCACTGGCTGAGGGCCTTCTGCTTGAATCTCTGATTCTACTCTTGCAACATCCTCGTCTGTCATTCTTAGAATATTTTTCATAACAAACTGTTTACTAAAATATGTCCCAACAAAAGGTTGGATTTGATTTAATATGTCAACCCTATTTCTTAGATTTTCTGTTTCCTTCATTTCATAAAAATACTGATCTTGTGCATATCTGATCTGTATTTTTTCACTTATAACTTGCCAATCTTTATCTGTTATAACACCTTTTAGAATTAAATTTGTTCTTAAGATATCTAAAAATAATTCGTTAAACTTTTTACGAAGTCTTGAAACGAATTTAGCAAATTTTAATTCGTCTCTTGTAATTTCTTCAGCTCTTCCAAACTGAAATCCATTTTGTGGCTGCATTCTAGATATAGGCACATTTAATGCTTGGTAAACTTTTTGTTGAAAATAATTAATATCTTCAATCTGCCCTAGATTTTCACCACCAGGTAAAGTAGTAATTTCTGTTCCTCTACCGCCTTCTCTACGAGGAAGCCAAAAATCCTCTAGCATAGACATCATCTTACGATCGTCTCGTATTTCACCTGTATTGGAATCATAAACAATCTTATTACGATATCTTGCCATCACATCTTTAAGATATTGCTCCGCTTTAATCTTCGGCAAATTACCTACATCAATATAAAATATTCTTCTTTCAGGGGCTCTTGATAATCTATAGATTACCAAAGCATCTTCCATCATCTTTAACTGATTAATTGGTTTTACAGCTTTATGTAGATAACTCAATACTACGTGTTTTTCAAGATCCATCATACCAGATGGGACAAATGTAATTGAATCAGTAGCTAATTTAATTACTTGATTAGATACCGCAGCCATTGAATACTGAGGATTATAATTTATTCCCTTATCATTGTATATAAAAAATTCTTCTACTTTCTTTATAAGATCAGCACCAGTCTTTTGATCTTTTTGCTTATCAATTTTTCTAACCTTACGAATCTTTCTAGGGTCAATATTTCTCAGCTCAACAATGCCACGTCTAGGATTCGTTACATCTATGACTTTTTGAAAATAAATTCTTCCATCTATATACCATTGTCTAAACCAATCATATGCTTTATAATTAAAATTCAATAATCGTAGTACTTCGTCAAATTCATCTTTGATTAATTCTTTAATATTACTAGGTAAATTTGAATTATCTAGATTAATACTCACCGCATCTTCATTGTCTGTAGCAGCAATTGCTTCAGTGACAATTTCATCAACGGCAGTAGAGGCATCAGCATAAAGAGCTGCCTCTCTGTATCTCGTAATTAACTCAGCTTCAGATTTAGAGGAAGCGTCTAAGTCTACATAGGTGCCATAATAACCGGCACCTGATACTGTAGCTGCTCCATCCTCGGGCTCAGGTGAAATAAAAGATTGAGCCTTTGTTCCTAAATCGTTAACTTCATTACGAGAAATTGTGAAACCAAATAACGAAATAGCCATATTTTATAATGATCCAAATGGTGTAGATGCTATGTCAAGTAAAGTATTCAAAGGATTGTTTGATACTGTGAATGTTTGGTATTCAAAGGTTACAGTAAATTCAGAAATAGTATCATTTGATCCAAAATTTAAACCAACAGGGCTTAGAATAGTTGGGAAAGCACCTTGTAAAGAATATTGTTTTAATACTTTACCGTTTCTATCTAATTGGAAAACCAGCATATCTCTTTGATATTCTGACGGAACCAATTTACCTGTTTTATTAATAAGATTATCCATACCATTCATCCATTGCTCTATAGCAGATCTAATGGAGAAATCTGAATCATTAATTACATTTATAGTGAAGCCTGCGAATGTTCTATCACCTGCCAATTTAACATCTCTACCTCTGTAAAAGACATTAACTAAACCTACAGTTTGTCCTGGCAATTCTGCAGCTGTAACTAAAAAGGGAGCTCTAGCCACTGCTGCAGCTGCCCCGGTAACATATGTAGGGAAGCTTAGCTGAACAGCGAATTGATTCGGTCTGGCGCCTCCATTCGTAAGCGCAGACTTGAATCTATCTACATTAAATGTGGTTGACATCTATTTCTCCCTTAAATTATGCGCCTAATTCTTCAAACGAAATGCCTGACCTTGTAGCGATAAAATTCAATTGGACAAAATTAATTGCTCTTGCAGGTTTGATATAAATGTCTGCTACAAATTCGTTTCTATCAATTACTTCACCAGTATTATTAGTTTCATCACACACCACTCTAAAGTCTGTGATGCCTCTACGACCTTGTACATCTCTTAGATATGGTTCAACTAGATTTCTAAATTGTGCTCTAGTAAATGCATCATTGAATTCAAATAATTGAAACTTAGATGCTGTTGCTATAGCTTTTTCTAATACAATAAACAATCTACGAACATTTATTCTGTCAAATGCGCTTGGTCTTGCCAATAAAGTTTTGTCACCAAATAGTATTGTTCCTTGACCTGGGAAAGTTACTACTGGATTAACTCCGGCACGATACAACGTATCTCTATCAGACTTTGAAGGCGAATAAGCTAATTTAACTACATTCTTAATCTGCCCTCTATTAAATCCTGCAGGGGAGAACCATGGATCAGCAACAAAATCAGATCTAGCTGTTAATCCCGCAATATCACCATTTAGTGGAATCCAACGATATACATCGTTGTATCTATCATACTGATACTTCCAACCCGAGTCCATAACAGCATAAGAACTACTTGGTAAACTGTTTCTAAAATTAACAACATTTGAAACAGAGCTAGTATTATTCACTACATCTGAGTAAGCAGGAGAACAAAATACCATACAATCTTTTCTTACTTCTGCTACATTATTAATAACTGAAGTAACATTAGCAACACCAATATCAGCAGTTGGTATTAAATTAATATCATACAATTCATCATTAGCTAGAGTAGTATACCCTGAAAGAATAGCGGACATATTTGATGATAAATCTGTACCATTTTTCAATGTCAATGTTACATTTGCCACTAAATTAGCAAATTGCGTACTAGCTGATACGTTACCCCAATTATTAGTTGAGGACGTATTTGCTGTATGATTAGCCCATCTAATATATCTTGAATTAGTATTAATTACATTTCTATAATAATTTGTAGATCCATCCAATGCTTTTGCATCAGAAGCTTTAGACACATATGAGAATTTTTCTAAAACTGTATCTGCAGTACCAGTCCAAACCCCATCAGCATCTAAAATAATTACATGTAGTTCATCGTATTTTCCACCAAGGCTACTTACATAGCTTGAAGTGTTCGGTGTAGTTGAACTAAATTGTGTTTTATATGCCCACGAACCAAAAGTATTAGCATCTGCCATTGATACCTTGATAGAATTTCCAAGAACCCCTGGGAATCTTGCTACCCATTCACCTACATTAGTGAACGTTAAGGTATCATAATGATCATCGTTTCTTACTAATATGCCAGTATTAGCAGCAGAATTTTTAACATTAGCATCTACTGCTCTAATGACTTTTAAATTATTACCATAAGACAAAAAGTTTGCTGCAGTAAAAAATGATACGTATGTATTAGTCGTAGGTTTGCCAAAAACTGATACAAGTGTTTTTTCTGAATCTACCTGAGTTACCTGATCAACAGGACCCCATTGAAAATTCCCAACAAAACCACCGGCAGTTGTGGAAACGCTTGGAACACTAAGTGTGTCATCTCTTTCAGTTACTAGAACACCCGGTGAAAGCTGAAATGCCATCTTAATCTCCTAAAGATTTTTGGAAGTCGTCATGACAACTTGATTACTAATTATTTATAAATAACGGCTTTTAGACATTTTCCATCATCTTTTTATGCATCTTCTTCATTGCTTCTTCAGGATTAAAGTTAAACCAAACGTCGTCTCCTGCTTTTTCTGGTTTTACCTCCTCTGGAATTCCTGTATTTACAATACCAAAAGGAGTGAGATTTTCTTCAATTTGTCTAGTCTGTTGCTCGTATAACGCCATTCTGAGATTTGAATTGGTTAATTCTTTAAAATATAACTCATTAGTTGCCCAGGAAAAAATTATCAAAGACATCACCAAATCATCATGATATCCTTCATCAGCTTTAAACGAACCTTTTTGTTCTGTAAAAGTAGATATTTCTGATATGATATCTTTGTCAGTAATGATTAATTTTTGTGTTTCTACTAAATTTTTAAATAAAGAACAACCTAATCTTTTAACTTGAGTAGTAGTTCTAAGTCCAAGCATCGTTCCTGTGCCGAAACCACCAGATAAAAACTGTCTTGATTTGCCACTAGCAGTGGAAAATATG